CAACAAACTACAATATAACTTTTTATACAGGACGTTATCACAATTCTATGACTATTTGTTGCATAAGAAAAATAGTTTAAATATATGGGAGGAAAAGGATATGATTAATAATTTCACATCATTAGCAGTTGTTGCTATGTTTATTGAAGCATTTATCACCTATGGCAACACTATTGCTAAAGAACATCGCATTCAATGGCAAGTTGTTATTGCCTTTGTTGCTGCGTTAATTCTTTGTTACAACAGTGACATAAATTTATTCCAATTTATGGGAATATCTGAGAAGTATCCTATTGTTGGAATTGTATGTACTGGACTTGTTATGTGCAGAGGCTCTAATTACTTCTTTGAGTTCTACAAGCAGTTAAGTAGCTGGCGTGCAAACAACCCAACAAAGCCAGAAGATGTTAAGGATGATTTCTTATTCGCATCTAAGGAAAAAGTTGAAGAAGCTGTGGCACAAGAAAACGAGCTTCAGGAACCAAAAGACGAGATTGAACAAGAAGACGTAAAAGTCGCTAATCGTTAAAATTTTCTTGACTTTTGGAGAAAAAATTTAGTATAATAACAATGTAAGGAGAACTGATATGGTATTATATGTTGATACACATGATGAATTAAAAAAGGTAGAGAATTTTCTATTTAGATTTATTTATCCAGAAGAGTTCTCTTTACATATTGTTATTAGAGATGAAGAGGAAGTTGGTGAATATTACAGATATAGAACTGTATATAACGAATTTGCTCACGGTCTCGTTTTAGAAACTTTTTAGATTTTATTTTTTGGAGGTATTTTTATTATGATTTTTGATTATGATTCTTTTTTTAACTGGGATAAGCCAGCATATACTTTTAGTCGCTCTGTCCATGATATGTCACCATATAAAATTAAAACTTTAGAAGATAGAGTTGTATTGGTTCATAATATCGTGGGTGTTAAAGAGAAAGATATTAAAGTTGATATTGTAAATGAAGACGGAAGAGATCAGCTCGTCATTGAAGGCGTAACGCACAATGACGTATTGAATTATGATTATAAAGTTAAATCTAAATTCGATATTAAAGCTGATATGTTTAAAAACGTCACATATAGTGTAGAGGATGGACTTCTTTACATTAATTTGTACAAAAAAGAACCAGAAGTAGCAAAACTAACTGTTACTAAAGCTTAATAGGTAGAGATTTCTCTACCTTCTTATAGGGGTATCGTTCAACGGTAGGACAGTGGTCTTCAACACCATATATGTGGGTTCGAATCCTACTACCCCTGCTATTATTGAGGTGTTTTATGAAATATGCTTATGTTACATTGTTAAGTTCTGATGATTATATTTGAGGAGTCCTTGGATTAAAATATAGTTTAGAAAAAAATAATTGTAAATATCCGCTAGTCACAATAGTAACAAATGATATTTCTCAAAAAAATTTAAATTTATTAAAACAAGAAAATATTATTATTAAATTAGTAGAAAAACAAGTTTTTCAGAATATCTCAAATGACCATAGATATAAAACTTGTATAAATAAGCTATATATTTTTGGTTTAAGTGAATATGAAAAAATATTTTTTCTTGATGCTGATTGTATTGTTATTTATAATTTAGATTTTTTATTCAATTATGATCTTCCAATATTTTCTATAATTCCAGATATAGAAACTTCTTATAGTCGTGGATATATTTGAGGAGGTGCTTTTTTAGTAAAACCTTCTTTAAAATTAAAAGAATACTTTTTTCAAATAGCACCAAATTTTGATACTGATGAAAAAATTCTTAATGATTTTTTTCAAAATTTTAATTTTAAAATTTTTAATGCAAGCTTTTTTATCATACACGACTATAATCCGACTAAAAAGTATTGGGAGAGATATTCTTTAAAAGATAAAGAAAAAATAAAAAATTTTATTGATAATTCAACATACTTAATTATGGAAAAAACAAATTGAATATATTCAGAAATTTTACCACATTAAAAAAAATAAGGGAGTAACCAATTAAGGTTACTCCCTTTTTATTTTTTAATTATTATCTTCATCATATTCTATATCTCTATGACGATGACCTTCTAAATCTTCTGCTGTTACATATAGTTCATCATCGCCATGATTTATATCCAATCGATCATGTTCTTTAACGATCGGTAATCTGGTTGCCTTTTGATAATATAAATCTCCCTGGCTATTGCCACCTAATGAATTATAAATTTTATGTAGTTCTGCAAGTCTATCAAATTGATATTGAGTTATTTCACCTTGAGCAATATATTTTTTACAAATATTAATTAATTGATATTTGTAAAAAGCAAGGTTCTGTTCGCGCAAAGTAAGAAAATCTTTTTCAACATGTTCAAGATGTTCAACTGCTTCATTGTACTTCTTCTGGAAATAATTCATATTGTCCATCATAGTGGCCTTAATAAATTCGGCCATTTCTGCCTTGTCAAAGGAGGCTGCTTTCTGTTGCGTCTCCTGGCCCTTCTTTGCCAATTGGTCTCAGACTGCTTTTACAAGAAATCCTCCAAAGGCAACAAGAATATAGGTTAATAAGGCATCTGCTGATATTGTCATAATTGCGTCCTCCCTTTCCCTCTTTCAAAGTTTGTCGAATATACTAAAGAAGGTTATGACTGGTTTTATCTAATTCGACCAATCATAACCCTCTTCCTTAATTAATTTATCTTCTGCTTGCGCGCAGGTTCCAATGCATATAGCATCGCATTCATCTTGAGTTGCTTTTATGTTATACGTCTCTTGGACCCATAGCTGCGCGTTCTTTTTTTGTTCTGGACGACGTTTTCCTTTTATTTGTAATTTTGATTTCCAAGTTACAGAAGGAATGATGATTACTTTCTTATTTAATTCTACGGCAGTCTCATAAACTACACCATAAACATTTGCTAATGTTTTGAAAGTATGAACGTTGTTTCCAACTGTCGATTGCATTTGTATATCTTCAAAAGCCACAGTATCTATATTTCATTCTGTAAATTTTTGAATCATAAATGCGCGAATTGCTACTAATCTATCCCCGATATCATCCTGTTCGGTAGTTAGATGTCCTCAATCTTTAAGTTCTCCGTCAATGAAGATTGATCATCCAGACACTCTACTTGCCTGATCCATTGCTAAAATTCTTGTCATATTCCATTACTGCCTCCTCTACTGCATCGTCATATGCCCAAACTCTTTGGGCAAGGCCAGCAGGGTAGGCATATTTATCTACATATAAATGTACTTCACCAACGATATTTTTAATCTGTTCATTATCTCCATGAGCTAACAATATCTGAGTTAAACCATTGGTGATTTTAATATATTCATTATCTTGATCTGTAAGATAATCTGTTTTTCTTACTCTCTTTGCAAGAAATTCTTCTAATGTCATATTAGTTACCTGTGCTGCCGAAGCCGCCTGTACGAGTGCCACTTGCCGCATCATCTTCAGTAGTATTATACTTCATGATAATGCCCTGTCCAATCTTATCTCCTGGCTGGAGAATAATATCTACTGGAGAAAGATTAATAATCTGGAAAAAAATTTCTCCATCATTGGATTCATTTCCATAATAATCTGCATCAATAATTCCGACTCCATTAGCTAGAATAAGCCAGTTATTCAATGGAGTAGAACTGCGTACAGAAATCTGTAAATATTCATCTGGATCGAGTTTGCATTTAATTCCAGTAGGAACTAATGTTGGCTTCAAACCCGTTTGTTTTGTGATATTCTTTAAACTGTCTAAACCGTACGGAATTCTCTTAGCAGTGAAATCTTCTAAATCTTCCATTAAGTTCCAGTAAGAAGGAACTAAAATCTGGTCTGAAACCATGAAGTCATATCCTGCGGAATTGGCAGTTGCGCGAGTTGGAATTGTTGCCCCAACCTTATCTCCATCGCTTAATCTTTTTACTACTTCAAACTTAGCCATTTATATTCTCCTTAAATATCATAATCTACATCGTAATCAACTTTAATATGCTGACTTGGTTCTTTAATATCATTAAAATTCTTTGTAAGCTGAACCTTAAAGTAGGAATCAACAACTTCACCCTTAGAAGTCTTTTCTTTATATTCAGAACTATATTTTCCTAATTCAAACATTGAAGAAGACTTCGCATCTTCAATTAGCTTTTTCGCTTCATCATCTGTATCTACTCGATATGTTTCAACTGTACTTACTAAAAATTTACTCATTATTAGGCCCTTTCTTATCCATATAAATATTCAATGCCTTATTACTAAACTTTGTCTTATTAATATTTATAATTTGATTCTTAATATCAACGGAAAATTCAGGATAACCTACAAGATGAATTTCGTCAATATTGTTTTCATTACTATATCTGGCTAAAAAATTTGCAAGATTTTCAATAGGAATTTTTGCCACAACTCTCAAGCCAGAATCGCCATCTTTTACATAAACCATTTGGTCATATGCAAAGAGATCTACCTTACAATAAATTACTGACATTCTATTACTCCTTCTTCATATGGGAACAGATAATATACATGAGAATCGTTGTCATGAGTGATCCAGCATTCAAACGAACCGTTATCTAACAATTCGATTGATTTAACCTGGCCTCTACTCTTTAAACAATCCATAACTTCTACGCCAAATGGCAATCTATGATATTGTCTAGTGACAAACATTGTGTAATAACGTTCATCATTACTTAAAAGCATATAATACTGCTTATTTGTCTCTTCGCGCCATTTGGTGAATTCATCAGTCTTGGTATTAAGCTCTTCCTCAGAACATTCGGGAAGACCTGTGACCGCAGCCTGATTAATTTCATATAGTGTAGTATTGACTCCTTTTGGAGATACATAACTTTGCCAGTTACTTCCATCCCATTTGTACATAACCCTAGTATCTTCAACCAAGGCTAGTTCATTAATTTTATTATTTTCTTTAAGTTTCCTTAAAGTCTTAATATCCTTAACTCTTAGCATATATTATCTCCTACGGTGTTTATATGCGTTCTTCCAACCATTCCATTTCTGAATTAGAGGAATTACATCATCTAGCGGAATTTCAAAAGTGAATTGTACTATTTGTTTTTGACTTGTTTGGTCTGCCATAAGACTCATGCTTGTATTGCAATCTTTTGGAACCTCTAGCGCTTTATTAAACAATGACAAAATAGTGGCTAATTTTTCTCTTCTAATTGGAGTCATAAGCCTATTATTCATTTTTTGATTCATTACTTCTCTAATTTGTTCTGTATTACTTTTCATATATTTATTATATCATAAAAAATAAAAAAAGGCAAGAATTAAAAATTCTTGCCTTAAATTGCTTCTAATACAATGTCTGAGTTTTGATACATCGTTTTAAACTTATAAATAAGTTCTAAAGATTCAAAATAAGAACCTTCAATAAAAACTTTTCTATATCCTGTTTTCTCGCAAAGTCCGTGTATATAAACAGGAAGTTCATCAAAAGGAACCCAATACTCCTCGTTTGAGAAATTATTTCTAATCATTTGTTTAGTAGAGTATGGGTCAATATAACAAGTAAAGTTTTCCATAAAAACCTATCTCTCTCCTTTTAATTCAATAAAAATTCTACCAATTTAGCTCCGAGAATATTACCAATTATTACGAGGCAAAATTTACCAAGTGGAATTAATCCAGGAGCGTACCATAAGTTTGCCATATCGGCGATGCAGTGTTCTGCACCAACCAAGATAAATACCATAATGCAAAGCACTGTGATTATCTTGTTTGTCTTTGCGCGAGTTGCGGTATGAATTAACATTCCGCACACTGTTCCCATCGCCAACATTTGATACCAAGGTTTGGCGAATTTAGCTATTGAAGCTTGCTGTAAAGTAGAAACATAATTTGGATTAGTGCTAAATAAGAATATCGTAATTAACATTCCAATAGCATTTCCAATATAAATTATGGTTAATGTTTTTGGCGAAAAGGTTGAAAATCCAACTTTTCCAGTATATAAGTTTAATTGTAATTCAAAGACAGCTAATAAACCTAAACTAAATAGGAAAGCCCCTAAATATGGATTTTCTACTAATGTCTTGGCTGCAACACCAAGGCCAATCATGATACCAGCTAGAATTGCTTTTTTAAACATTTTACTATCAATCATTAAAAGTCTATTCCTTTTTTCCTTATTTTTTGATTTCTGCTACCTCTTAATTTAAGAGTAATATCTCTTTGTTCTTCTATATACGGACCATCTATAAGAACATCTATTTTATCAAGAATTGATCTAGCCTCTTTGGCAAAAGAATATTCTTTTAACTCTTCTAACGTATATCCAGTCCAAAGAAATATTTTAATATCTGGAAACATATCTCTAATATAACATACTATAGTTTCAGTTTGATAAATATTTTCTGGACAAAGAGGTTCTCCACCTAATATACTAAAATTACGTTGAATACCGTTTGCGCAAATAGCTTCTTTGACTTGTTTTAATAGGTCCCAAGGTTGTTCTAATCCGCCATCAAAATCCCAAGTTTCTGGATTATGACATCCTGGACAGTGATGAGGACAGCCTTGTACCCAATAAGACACGCATACGCCTTCTCCATTTGCTATGTCATTTTTTATTAATCCAGCATATTTTCTCATTATCGTTTCCAACTATCAATATCTTTTGAATGCTTAAAGCGCATCTCTACTTCTTGCTGCTTACCTTTATTAAATGCAGTAGTATAGTTTCCAGTAAGATAGCCAGTTACTCTACGAAGACGCTGAATATTATGGCTACCGCACATAGGACAAGTATCATTCATATCATCTGTATAACCGCAATCTAAGCAAGTGTCATTTGGAACATTGATTGCGAAATAAGGAATATCTTTATCCATTGCATAATTTACGATAGTTTCAAGTGCTTTCAAATTATTTTTTGCGCTTGATTCTAATTCAACATATGTAATACATCCAGCATTTGAGTATCCAGTTAATTGAGATTCAATATTAATCTTTGTAAAAGGATCCATATCAACCCAAACTGGAACGTGAATACTATTTGTGAAGAATTCGTTTTCAGAAACATTTGGAATAACTCCATATTTTTCCTTGAACTTCTGCATCGCTGTATAGCAAAGGTTCTCAGCAGGTGTGTAATAAACACCAAAATTTAAATGCTCTTTTTGCTTAAATTCTGCACAACGATCCTTGAATAACTGTTCAATACGTTTAGCTACTTCCATTCCTCTTGGAGTTGTATGGTCGCAACCGATAAGAATCTGAAGTGTTTCGGCAAGACCAAGCTGACCAATTACAAGTGTGCCATGCTTGAGCGCGCTTCTAATACCTTCTTCTGGATGGTAGCCAAGCATTGTACCATTTTCATACATGAACTTAGCTGAATCTGGTGACTGCGCGCACATCCATTCATAACGTTCTTTAAGCATATCTCTTGCTTCATGAAGTTTAATATCTAATAAATCCAAAAACTCTTCAACAATATCATATGCAGATTCTTCACTATTAGATAATTTAGCATATATTTCAATCTTTTCTTTTGTCATCATAGCAAGAGTTGGCAAAATAATTGTTACAGGGGCAAGATTTCCACGACCATCTTTCATTTGTGGGTTAGTCCCAGGTTCAGCATTGATGTCGCTTCCGTTGTACGTTCTACACCCCATTGTTGATACATAAGTTCTAGGGTCATTTCTATCATAACCCGCGTTCGTACTCCAATCTACATTGACATAGTTTGGATATAATCTCTGTGCAGTTGATTTAAGCGCAAGCTGGAATAAATCATAATTAGGTTCTCCTGGCTTACGATTTACACCTTTCATGCACTGGAAGATACCACAAGGGAAAATTGAAGTTTTATGTAATCTACCAAGACCTTCGATAGAAACATTGAGAATTTCTTCTGTAACCATTCTTCCTTCTGGAAGCGTGCAAGTTCCATAGTTAATGGATGTAAATGGGAGCTGATTTCCACTACGTGACTGAAGAGTATTTAAATTATGATACATACCTTCAACCGCTTGATGAATTTCACGCCATGTCATATCCATAGCGTAATCATAAGCATTTGGACAATTTAAGTTTTTATAAAAATCACCATCAATGGCTATGTCTTTAGCATCTACATCACCAGAAAGAGCGTCAATTATTTTTCCTTCGATGTAATGTACTCCATCTTTAAAGTGTTTATAAAAGCTTTTTCTAACATAAGGAACCATTGTCCAGTCAATATGACTTGCACTAACGCCACCAAACTGCTGTAAAGATTGAAGCTGGAAAATTACAGCAACCAACTGAAAAGCAGTATTTACAGAATTGGCTGGGCGCACATCAGTCTGACGAGTATTAAATCCTTCTGCTAATAACTTGTCAAATGGAATAGTTAAACAATTATGCATTCCAACAGCATATGAATCTAAATCATGAATATAAATTTCATTGTTTAAGTGGTTGTTGCGAGACATTTCAGACATGCAATAATCAAGAGCAAACTTCTTAGTTAATGCTCTGTTGGCTTCTCCCATACGTCCGCCAAAAGAGTGTTCATCTACATTTGCGTTTTGATTTTGGACATCGCTTGCATCAAGTTTTCTGGCAACTTCTTTCATGAAGGCTGTGTTGTGTTCGCGCACACGCTGACGTTCATAACGATAGTGCATGTAGGAACGCGCAACGTCTTTGCGGCGACAGCTCATTAAGCCATTTTCAACTAAATCTTGAATATCTTCTACATTTAATGTTTTTTCAGATGCTTTAACTTTATCTTCTACATAATCTGCGATATTCTTTGCTTTTTGTTCTGCGTACTCTGTGACTTCTCCATCAACATCTAAGAAAGCAGACAAGATTGCCTGCTCAATTTTCATTGGATTAAAGCCTTGAATAGTACCGTCTCGTTTTTCAATAAATAACATTTCGTTTTCCTCCTAAGTAGTTAAAATATTTCTAGGAATCGTAGCGATTCAGTATTATTTAATTTTCATTTTTAATGTATTCTCTTTTTTCGGCCTCTTTAATAAATTGAACTATTTCATAAACAGTTTCAATTCCGTTTTGTGAATTATCTACACAGAAACGATCTTCTGGCGGTAACATCTGCAAGCTATAATGAATGCCTGCAAAGTCTGCTTCATCAGTTTCATATCTTCGGAAAATTTCTTTAATATCAGGATTTTCTTCTCTTTGTAATTGACGAATTAAACGAACTTTATCATTGGCTAATAGATAAATAACACGCACCCTATCTACATCACTTTCTATAAGGTCGTATAATCCGTCCGGGTTAAATACACCAATATTAATTTTTTCTTCACTTAAATCTTCATATCGAGTACCATACCACCATCCATTAAATGATTGATATTCAAGAAATTTATCGTGATTGTTCTTAAAATATTCAGGCGAAACAAAATGATAATCCTTGCCTTCAACCTCGCCCTCACGAGGAGGGCGAGAGGTGCAAGATACAATACCATGAGCGTCTATGTTTTTCAAAATCTTTTTTAAAATGTAATCTTTTCCGCTGCCAGCTTTGCCTATAATCGCATATACTCTAATCATCTTCGTCATATTCTCCTTGCGCTCTTGTTGTCTGTAATGTAATATCTCCATTAGGTAAGATTTCAGTTATTTTGTATAATTGATGTCCTTGACTATTGCTATATTTACGAGGAATGAAAGTATCACCATTTCTAATTCCCTGAACAACAATCATATTACCCCTATTGAACCAGCTCTTTTCAATAACGTGTTTAACACCATCGCTGCCAAGCGCAGAAATCTGTTTGTCAAATAAAGCAAAGTATTCTTTTCTAAATTTAACATCCACAACTCCATTAGTGGTTAATAGAGTTACTGTTGAACGCACCTTATCTTTGGCAATGCATGTGCCGCAAATGCGCGCAAGTTGAAATCTATTAATGGTATGGCCAGTTTTAGTTCTATAAGTTTCAACTACTACTGGTTCTTCTGGAATATCGTTGAAATTCTGATAACCATACTTTTTCATATTTAAATGAGCCAATTCATGCTCATGATAGTAGAAGCATAATACTTCCATTTCCCAAGCAGAAAGCGTACCTGACGCATATTTTACCCAATCTTCTTTAAAGATAATATCATTTAAATTTTGCAATGCTACATCTTTATTTGCGGCAAGCCATGAGCGAAGTGTATCCATATATGTCTGATAAACTTTGTCCCATTTTTTCACATCAAGAGTTAAATTATTTTCAATTAAATCTTCTCTTTCAATTTTTGTGAGGAAATTTATCGCACGGTCTGTGAGTCGATAAACTGTTTTCTGCGGCGTAGCGCAAATCTTCTTTAAGTAGCGTGTAAATTCATATACACTGCGAGCTTTTTTAATATCAGGATTATCTTCTGGGAGAATCTTATATTTGATAAGACTGTTCATATTTTGAAGTGTTAATCTCTGCTTTTTATCGCAGGTCTCCCAAATATACCAAGCCATGAGTTCTTTGCGGTCCATCATATTATCAAAGGCACCGCCCTTGATAAGACTAATCATTGCTTGTTTATTTGGATGAACCTTCATCAAAAACTCTTTAGGTGATTTATATGGACGATTTGCTATTGCGGCATCAATAACATCATCGCCAACGTTAAGCATACTCTTTAGGCCGAATAGAATCTGATTATTCTCAATATCTGGTTCAAATCCAAGGGCAGAACGATTAATATCAACAAGGCTAACTTTAATACCCTCGTTCATAATATCGCCTAACGCTTTGGCCATCTTAACATAGTTAGTAGAACCGCCACCAACAGAACCACTATTTACAGTAAGACAAGCAGTATTCCAATAAATCGGATTAAAATGTGTGCCGATATACGCGGTTTGGAAACCAATGAATGAATATGCTAATGCATGAATAATAGAGAATGAATAGCCCATCTGCGGGCCAGCACCGTATTGCCATACATAGCGTCCCAGCGCTTCACTCTTTGCCTGCTTATAAACCTTTTCACGCAATTCAGGAATCTTAGACATTTGTTTCTTACCTACAATCTTACGCGCGGAGTTAGCTTCGCCAAGGGTGAATCCGCAAATGTTGGGATCCATAAGCATAGTCATTAATTGCTCCTGGCTTGGTGGAACTCCATAAGAAGATAAGAAGTATGGCTCAAGTGTTTTTTGTTCCTCTGGGGTTAATCCAGCTCTACGCATTTCATCGTACCAAAGGCTGATGTTCTTTTTATAACGAACATACTTGTCCATTGGTGTTTCTGCACCCTTTTCGGCAGTCATGAGTCGCATGAGACCGTTTGCGTCTGCCAACTCAAGAATAGTCTTTGGCTGAATTTTCTTTGCGGCCTGTGCGCCAACCATAGAATCGAACTGGAAAATATTAATTACAGTTCCATTTTCAATGGCATCCCAAGCCTTTTTATCATCGAGAGGAAGAACCTCTGGGTGAAAGTATTTATCATATACTTGGCGCAAAGTTAAATCAGACTCAATCTCTCCATTCTCTTGAAGTAATCTAATTGTTTCGACAAGTTTATCCTGCACATCGGTAACAAGGAAGTCAAATTTGGTCATGCCCATAGATTCGCACATATGGAGGTCAAACTGTGTAATTACATCTCCTCCTGGTGTCTTCATAAAGGCGCCAAATTCATATGGATCTTCATCAAAGAAGATAACACCAGAAGCGTGAGAACCTCTTTGTTTAATAAGACCCTGAATACCAAGCATAATATCAATTAAACCTGGATAGTTTTCAACTTCGTTTATAAACTGAACGATAGGCTGTCTTTCCTTTTCAATATTACCATACATAACATCTTCGAGAGGCCAAATAAAACCTCGCTCAGAAGGTACAAGAGAAGAAAGATACTGTGCCTGATCAACATCAATACCATTAGGGAAGTCTTCAGAACGATAACCTCTACACGCTGTAAGGATTGCGCTCTTGGTTGATTCTGTACCATAAGTGGCGATAAGGGTGCATCCAAGATTTTTGCGCGCTAAATCATCAACATCAGTATTAAAATTTTGACCACGTTCTTCTTTAATCTTCTCAATAATCATTGGACGTTTAGAAGGACACAAGTCAATATCAATATCTCCTAATTCAATACGTTCTTTATTAAGATAGCGGAAGAATGGAAGATTCCATTGAATTGGGTCAAGCTGTGTAACACCTAAAAGATAGTGATTCAATCCTGAACAAGATGAACCACGGCCTGCACCAACCATGCTGCCGCAATCCCAGAACATATTAATATAGTGTTGAAGAGTTACAGGATAACAGAACATATTGGTTTCAAGTTTTTCGCCAATAGTTCTTTTAATATCCGCTTCTTCCTCAAGACGCGCAAGATATGTAGGATTATTCTTATTAAGTTCATTTAACTTCTTAATACATGTATTTACCCAATATCTTTCATAAATATCATCAGAAACATACATAGATGAAAGAGTAGGATAATTATTTTCAAAGAAATCTCCTTGTCTGCTAACAGGTTTAGGATAATCTTTTACTTTTACTCTTGGAATTTGCTGTTTATGCTGAATTGAAAAATTTTCAATCTTGTTATAAATATCTAACGAATTGGCACAAAGTTCTTCATAGTTAAGATTTGTTTGCGCCAAGTGCTCAATAATTTCTTCTTCAGACTGAAGATAAGCAAATTCATAGAATGAAGCGACTTCACGTTCGCCATCTTTAGAATTAAGATATGCTTCATGTACATATCTATCTTCTTTTTTAAGATAATGTGCGTCTGTGCCAATGACAATTTTCTTTTTATATGCTTTAGCAATAGAAGACATTCTGTTATTTACAGCTAATTGTTCAGGGGAAGTACCTGGAGCGATCTCACAATAAAAATCATCGCCAAATAATTCATTCATATAAAGCATAAAATCATTGATTTCTTTCTTTAAAGAATGAATTTTATCTGGAGATTCATTTCTATTCTCAGCTCGCACCAACTCTAAAATTGTGCTTGAAAGAAAACCTCCGATACAAGCACTGGTCGCAATCAGATGGCCCTTGCCATGTTTATTAATTATATTTTCTAATTCTGAATATAAAGTTGGGACTCTCTCTAATCCTCGATCCATATAACTCTGCATCCAAGAGGTTGAAGATAATTTTCTCATCATTCTCCAACCAATTTTATCTTTACAAATCAAAATAAAGTGATAATATTTTATCCCTTTATCTCGTGTATTTGTCAAATATATTTCATTACCAATAGCAACTTTAAAATCTGGCTTTACCTTTTGGATTTCCTGCGCAAATAGATTAATTTCTGGCGCAACCGCAACTGTTTCATGGTCTGTAATTGCAATTCCTGCAAGCCCTAATTCGATAGCACGATTAATTAAATCCTTTGGTTTATTAATACTATCAATAATTCTAAAGTTACTATAATGTGTATGAGAATGCGGCTCGAATCTTTTCTGCATCGGGCAATCTCTCCTTTTCTAATTATATTATAACATATTTTTTATAAAAAGTTTATTTTGTTTTACGCGGATTTTCTTCTATTTGTTTCGTTCCAAAATATCTATTATAAAAATCTAACCATAAATAAA